GCAAAGGGTGGCGTTGGTAATATATACAAGACAAAAGTAAGCGGCGACTTATACGAACTTGAATACGGTTCAAGTTTACCGTATGCAAAAATTCACGAATACGGTGGTTTTATTGAATCAAAAGGCAAGATGCATAAGTACTTTTGGGCACGATACTTCGCAACTAAAAATAATTATTTTAAATTTTTAGCTTTGCACACAACAAAAACAAAAAACAATTCGAATCCTGGTGTTAGGATCCCCAAACGCCCGTATTTTGCGCCGTCGGTAAGCAAGTTCAAAAGCAATGGAAAATATCAAGAAGATGTAAAAGCAAATGTAATAAAAGGAATAAGAGCATGGCAAGAGAATCAGCGGCGATCACAAGCATAATTGAAGAGCTTAGCAAAATGGAAGGCGTAAAAGTGTACGATCAAGTCCAGATTGATAAGTGGAATACGTACAATTTTAATTACGTCGGTGTGTTAAGCGGAGCGGACACCCGTGAAAACGAATTATTTGAAGATGATTCAGCATATGCAAATCGTGGTTCATTAGAAATTTATTTGCTTGTTGGTGTGCAAGTCAAGAAGTCAAACACACAAAAAGCAGTACTTAGAAACGCACTTGCAGATCTTTGTGAAAAGGTGGAGTATATGTTGCAAAACCATGGTATTGAATCGTACATAACTGACTACGAAAGCACAGAATTTGCGCCCGTGCACTTTGTGGATTCTCAAGCGGTAACCTTTTCAGACGATGAAACAAAGGGCGTTGCATTCATGACATTTAGAACACTTTATTACAGGAATTAATATGCGCCTTTCTGTATGTGTTCTTTATTCAGACAACGAAAATTTAATTAGATGGCGAAAAGCTTTGCCAATCGAAAACGTGCAAATGATTGCACTTAAAACAACGCACGATGAAACAATTACAGAGCCAATATTTGAAGAAATTGGCGTGACGCCAAATCTGATAGCTTTGCAGTGGAAGTACAACGACTTTGAAGAACAATTCGACTTTTCATATTTGCGCAATAAATGCGATGAGTACGCCCAAGGCGACTGGATCCTACACATTGATTCGGATGAATACTTAACGACGCCCCACGCCGATTTGTGGGCGTTTCTTGATGCTTTAGATGAGACAGATGCGGTTGCTGGTTACGTAACTGTTTACGGGTTGCTTAATAAAAGCGGAAAAATTCGAGATCGATACGCAAATCCAAACATGAGATTGCACAGGCGTTCGGCTGGTTTGAAGTGGAGCGGTATTTGTCACGAAACTTTAGACGCCGACGCACACAAAGGAACTTGGGCGGATACTGAAATCATGCTTTACCATGAAGGCTATATGATTGAAGAAGACGAATTTAATTTTAAAAGCATTCGAAATGCAAAATTATTAATAAGAGAATATCGACGAGAAAAAAGCGAAAGAAATTGGAATTATTTACATAGAACATTCACATTAATTAAACAAGGATAATACCATGGCAGTAATAGGCGGCGGAAACCTATCTGTATTTTTTACAGCAGATGAAGTCTACGGAACAGTAGGCACAACAAAACTTGCAACTTTTACAAAAAAAATTAAAACAAGCGTTTCAAGAACAAATTTCACACTTGATCAAAACGAAGATCATCCAGATCTTACAGCGTTTTTTGATGCTTATGCACCCGTGCAACAAGCAACTAGCGATGCTGGTGAATACGAAGACGGCGTGAAATTCAATTCAGCAACTGCAAATAGTCAAACACTTTTACAAATTATTTACGGCGGTAAATTAGCAAGCACCGACCAACTAACAACTACAAAGCGTAAAGTTGTTTTAATGCTTTGCAAATTGGCTCAAGATACTGGTTCTTTTGATATGGAATCTGGCAAATATACAAAGCCAAAAGTTTCAGGCGAAGTTGTTAACAATGATGTTGCGGTTACTGTAGGGACTGCAATTTTCGATACAAATTTATTGCAAGCAACTTCAATTGTTACAGTTACAATACCAATCGATACAGGATATAAAGAAGTTTGGATAACTTGTCTTAAATAATTTGATTTTACAACGGGGCGGAAAACCCGCCCCTTATTTTTTAACATGGAGAAAAGTATGAAGTTATATATTAATGAAGTTGAACAAGAAGTACCCTTATATACAATATTAACACCCGCGCTTTATGACAAGGTGTCACCTTTGTTGCAAGAACTTGCAAACACAAAAGGCGCGCAAACAGCGGCGGAATCTGAGATCATGGAGAAAGTATTTAGCACTCCACACTTACAAGCGCAAATTGATTTAAGCAAAGGAACCGACGCATTCACTGCAATTATGGGCGACTTTAGATTTCAAGAAATTGTAAAAGATGCTTACTTGAAAGTAAGACGGGATTTATTCGATTGTATTAATATTGATGCAAGTACAATACCAGCGATATTCACACTTGTGAAAAACGTTATAAACATAAAGAAAATTGATAATGCCGATTTATTAGCAAGTATTCAAAGTGAAATTGATTCCGAATTTTGGCAGGCTCAAGATCTGGATGGTATCTTGGATGAACTTAAATTTTTTCGTTCGACAGTTTGCAAACGAATCCGAATTAGTTGAGTATTACTTAAGCGAGCTAACAGTATTTAACGATGCAGACGACAAGGAATTTGAAGAAGAGGAAAGCGAAGCGGAGCGGTATCTTGAAAAGGATTTAATGAGCAAGTATTTTATATTCAAGGGCGTTGCTAATGGCAATGTTGGCGAATTTATGAAGCTTTATTATGAGATCTCGAGACTTGATGTGATTCAAATGTACGCCTTTAATATAACGTACAAAAAAGAACAATATAATGCGGAGCGCCGACGCCATGGCAGATGATATAAAGATTAATCTCGGACTTAATATTGCAGATCTAGTTCAAGGGCTTAACAATGCAATTGCGGATTTGAATAAATTAATATTAGTTGCCGATAAAGCTGATATTGAAGTAAAACAAATCGGTAATGAAAAGGTAAAAGTTGATACTACAGAAGCTTTAAGTAATCTTGATAAGTTATCAAATAAAACTGAAGAAACTTCTAAAGGATTTAGCAGTTTTACAGCGGGCTTTGGCGGTGGTATTGCAGCGGCTGGCATTTCAATGCTATCTGATGGAATAGTTTCTATTGCTGGCAAAATAAAGGACGGTGCTCTTGCTGCTGATGAATTTGGGGACACGTTGCAAGTTGCATTCACACAACAAGGTATTGCCGATGTTGACGGTGAGATTAAAAAGGTTAGTAAGTCTACACTTAATTTAGCAAATGATCTTGGGTTACCGACTCAAAGAACTAGGGAACTAGCTACAACTGTTGCAACCATGGGGGGTGTGGCTGGCAATCAAGCAGAAGCACTTACTAAGTTGTCAGCTGGTCTTGAAGTCTTTTCAGGTGGGGCGGTAAAAGGCGAAGCCGTTGCACTTGCTTTTTCAAAAGGTCTTGCTGATCCAGAAGGGGCGGCCGCAATTGAAAAACTTGCAAAAAAATATCCTCAATTAGCAGAAACTTTGCGCTCAAATATCGAACCAGCTGAAAAAATGAAACAAGCAAATTTATTGCTTGGTGAATCCTTTAAAACAGTTGCTGAACAGCAAGGCGATGCGGGCGGCAGTATAAATAAATTGCAAAACCAACTAGGCGAAGCATTTCAAACAATTGGAGCTGGAGTATATGATGCGTTGGGTCCAATTATATCAGACCTTTTGCCAGTATTACAAGACGGCATACCAAAAGCAATGGCATTTATGATACAAGCTTTTGGAACAATTCAAACAGTATTAAGTACTGTGTTTGCAATAGTACAGCCATTACTTACATTTATGTATAATAACTTTGATGCAATAGCAAAAGTTGTTGGTGTTGTTGCGGTTGCATTCACTTTATATTCGGCAGTCACAGGAACAATTACAGCCGTTACCGCAGCTTATGCAGCGGTTTCCACTGCCTTAGGCGGTTCGATAAGCATTGCCACAATTGCGCAATATGCCTTGAATTTAGCAATGAGTTTAAATCCTATTGGAGCGGTTGTTGTTGTTGCAGCGGCGTTGACAGCTGGCATTTATGCTTTATCTGAAGCCATGACAATTTCAGCGGCGGAAACAAAAGAACAATCAGAAGAAAATGTAAAGCTAATTGAAACGCAAAAAGATGCAAATGCAGAACAAACGAAAGCAGTCCAGAGCACAAAATCTTTAGCGGATGAGTTCTTGTCATTATCAAAAAAGAAAAAACTTACAGCCGAAGAAAGTGCAAAGCTTAAAACCTTGACAAAAGATTTAAGCGCAGAATATCCAGACTTAGTAAAAAATACAAGTAGCTATAAAGAAAATCTGGACGGCGTAGAATCAATTGCAAACAGGGCAGGAACTAGTCTAAAAGGTTTAGCAGAAGAATCCGCTAGGCTTGACAAAGCTTTACAAGGCGCAAACCAAACGCTAAGTTTTGCAAAACGTAATGAAGCAATAGAAGAAGCAATTGCAACAACAAAAACTTTGGGAGTTGTTACGGATAGTTATGGCAATAATGCTATTAATACTTTTGCAAAAGCTTTATATGCAGCGGATACTCAAGAGAAAGCTACAGCCGCATATACAAGAGCAACTCAAGAACTTGCAAGCAATAAAGATGCTTTAGTTGCAGTGCAGACCGCTTACACTTCACAAGTTGCTGCTTTGAATGCATATAAGAAAACAGCGGAAACAGTTGTAGATACCAATAAGAAGCTTGCAGATACTACTACAAAACCAAAAGGTGAAGCAAAAGAGCAAGCAAGCGCACTTGAAAAATTGAAAGAATTCTACAAAGACAAACAAGAAGAGCAAAAAAATGATATTGAGCGAGAACTTCTTGATGAAAAAAATAAGTATGCAGATAAAAAAGCATTAAGAACAAAACTTGAATTAGAAGCAAATGCAGATTTAAGAAAATTTCTTAATGAAAGAATTGGTGGTATTAGTGATGCTGAAACATTACTTAAAGAATCTCAATTAACTGTCAAGATAACTCCTAGTAAAGCAAAAGGAGAAACAGTCGAAGACATTAATACCTTCTATACTCAAGAAATTGTCAAATTAAGAAAAGGGCTTGACAATACGATACAATTCAAATTATTAGATATTCCAGCATTTAAAGAAGAGCTAAAAGAAGTTGACACGGCAATAAAAGAATATACATCAACTGCAGATAAGTTAATTCCAATTCAATTTACAACGGATCCAGCTCAACTTGCTGAAGTACAAAATAATGTACTTACATTCCAAGAGTTTTTAAAAGCTGAAAATGTACGTATTGCACAACTTCAAAAAGATGCGCAAATTGCTGGTAATGTTGAAGCCGCTCAAAGGTTTGGCGAAGCAATTGCAAGTAATATTCAAAGCATAAATGGACTTGAAAGCAAGGTTAAAGATTTTGCACTTAAAAGTCAAGAAGAGCAAAAGAAAAACACACTTGAATACCAAGTTCAAACAGCATTGCAAACAAGCTTCTTAGATGAATTCAACTCCGAAAAGATTCGCAAAGAAAGAGAAACCAACGAAGCAATAAAAAAAGAACGCCTTGGAGCTTTGGATGCAGAAGAAAAGGACTTAAACAAGTCACTTGCAAAACGTGAAATAAGCGCCGAAGATTACGCCGCAAAATTAGCAGATATAAACAAAGGTCGTGAAGAAGCTGAAAGCAAAACCAATAGAAGCGCGCTTGATAACCTGAAAAGAGTTGGTGAACAAACCGCCGCAAGCGTGCTTAAATCACAAGGCGATATATTCAAAAAGAATGCTGAAAAGATGGAAGGCAATGAAAAGGTATTTAATGAATTCGTTGGTAATACCCTTAATCAATTCAGCGTTTTAGCAGCAAGCGGAACCGCAACACTTGCAGACTTTGGAGCGGCCGCCGCTGGCGCCGCTTTTGATGCCGTCGCCGCAATGATTCCGTCTTTTGTGACTGGTATCTTAGGCAGTTCGATTGTAACACTTGGACCGATTCTTGGTCCGCTTGCAGCCGCTTCGCTTACAGGCGTTTTATACGGTTTGCTAGGGCTTGCAAGAAGTGCAGCGGGCTTCAAAGACGGCGTTGTAGGCTTGGACGGTGGTGGCACCGAAACAAGTGACTCAATTCCAGCTTGGCTCTCACGTGGCGAAAGTGTGATTACAGCACGTGCAACGAAAAACAACAAAGAAGAACTTGAATTCATGAATCGCACGGGCTTAAGCATTGGTGACTTTTATAGAAGCAATATGCCACAAACATCGGTGAGCGTAACTCCAGATGGTGACTTGATTCGTGAGGTGCGTAAATTACGCGAAGAGACCAGAGGGCTTGGAATGCGTATTCAAAGGAATACGAATGTAGAGGTGTCTGGCGTGCTTACAGCGGATTCAAAAAGCATCAATGCAATGATTGTTCAACAAAAACGCCGTGAAGCAAGGAGATAATAATATGGCAGCAAGATGGAAAGCGGTAATACAAGGGAGTGACAGCAGTACATATCCTAATAATTCAACAACTGCTGCAATTGCATTCGATATACTTGGTATATTCCCAACGTACGAAGTTGAATCAGAAACGCAAACAAGCATGGACGGTACCCAAATTGGACGCCGTAAATTCCGCACAGTGCTTGAAATTGATTGCATCCCGTTATCTACTTGGGATTACCAAAGAATCACCACTACAGAGGCTATACAGTTCCTTATTAAGAATGTACTAAGCAAGAACTTTTGTAGAATCAAGGCGGCGAATCCTCCAGATGAAAAGCTCCCAGATCGTTATTCAGATGCAACAAACTTTCCGCTTACCGCTGCTTTATTGCCTTTCTCTTTTGCAAAATGCGATATTGCAGTAACACAGGCTTGGGAATCTGGAAATGAAAAACTTACACTCACTTGTTATGCGAAAACATTATAATGGCAATACTAAATAAATATTACACGACCTGGACAAGTGACGATTCGCAAATGTATAAACTTGAGATCATTCCCTCGCATAATCAAGTTGATACGGCCGATACTTATGCAAGTGGATTTGTTGTCACTCAATTGCCAAATGATTTCTTATTGAAAGATATGACCTTGGATCTGGATCATGGTGACATTCCAGTCGGTTTGATGAATTCAACACTTAAATTAAATTTTAATATCGGAGCGGATGGCACAGGAGTTTCAAATTATTCAAATTTAAGAACCAAGCTTTTACGTGGTACTGATAGCGGTAACTTTCCATTTAGTGATTCATTTGTTGTAATAGATACCTTTGGTTATTTTGGATTTAAATGTTTCAATACTTTTATCTTGTCAAGAAGTGACGATTCTGGAGTTACTTACGTACCAATTTTTATAGGGTGCCAAAAGTTTGCAGCGGAAAACGATATCGAACTGACAAAATTAAGCCCCGTGATTAAATTAAGTATCGAAGTTTATGATATTACAAGATGTATAGGCGAAATGATACGTCCAGAAATTTGGTTCGCTTACTTGAAAGCAACTAATGATGATGTTAATTATGGCCAATATTGCACAACGTTTGTGAAAGAAGATACAAACTATAATCGCATCCAGATATCTTCGCATAATCAAACAGGATCAACAAAAACCAGATTAGATGACAAACTCTCAAACGGAATAACATTTAAAATTCAAACATTTGAACAATTATACATAAAAATCACTAGAATGTATAGCGATCATTTTAGGTCTATAATGTGTGAATATGTGACTTTGGATTTTGGCACTTTTTTTACCGCAATGAATTTTAAAAGCCAAAGGACTTGGACAACTAGCCCCACAAACTTGGCAAATCAAGATAATACAGTGTGCTATATATCCGAAATTAATCAAGTAGGATATGAAAGCAATTTGCACCCGCTTATCTATGGTAATTGTATTGGAGGGATGTTATTTGACAAAGAAGGTTTTGGGCAATATTCAAATTTTCATGAAGTTGCAGCGGCTTTATTTGAAAACTTCATGCAAAAAGTTAATTATGAATACGAGATAACAAATACACCAAATATAGCAGTTAATTTAGTTCCTGATTATGTTATCCCAACAGTTTCTGCGCAATTTGCAGCATCTCAAAGCAATTTATATGATTCAATTAAATTCAAGTTATTTAACGAAACGCTCAACACTTGTAAAGCCGTTGTAAGTAATATAAAAGGGGATAGCGATACAACGGATTGGACTTATAGCACGCAAACAACAAGCGGCGATAATTCAAAAGATCTTAAATTCTTATTCCATAATTTGCCGTTATTGACTTATAGAAACAATACCCAAGCAACAAAAGAAAATGGTATTGATTTCAATGTTTTTTATCGCAAGACAATCAATATTGGTACTCTTGTTTATTTAAGTGACGATGGTATAGTTCGCAAAGTTGATAGTCAGTGTATTACTGGTTGGTTTTATGATTACATCGATTATTCAACAACAATTAATACTTCACAGAGTATTATTCAACAAATAATAACAGAACAGCAACAAAGCGGTTTAATGCAAAATGCTTGCTTTGCAATTGTGCAATTTATGGGGCTTTCTACTTTCAAACTTGCAGAATTTAGAACAAGGGCAAGTTTGCTCAAGCCTGAAAAGTTTAGCAAATATGGTACATTAAATTATTACACTCTTAATCCTATTATTGGCGATTGGGATCCAAGCGGAACTCTTGCACGTGGAACAATTACAAAATATAATCTTGATATATGGTCTGGAATGGCAGATGTTACAATGATGATAAATGGAGTGCAAACTTAATGAAATTTAACGAACCAATAAGCCCAAAAGGAATCGGACGCAATCAAGTTGCATTCAATTTGCCAGCAACAGGCCAACTTATCGACTTAATACAACAAGAAGAAAACGACGACTCAACACAAGTTAATTTGCAAGATGCCGTTTCACGTTCTACAGCCTTAAGCCGTGTAATTGCATACAGCGCCGCGTCAAGCGCAATTGCAAATAATTACGCAGAACCTTTTGGGCTAGCTCAAATAAAAGACTTTACAATCAACCACGCTGGCACTTCAAATTGGAGCCAAGTGACAGTAACCTTTAAAACTGATTTCGCTTATAAATACGGTCCAGAAAATGCAAATTACTTTTTAAGTGCAGATGGATCAACAATAAAAGTTAATCGTTCAGGATGGTACCAAGTGCAAGCCATGTTGTATATTGGCGATCACCACGGCAATCATGTTTATATGCTTAAAGCATATTCAGAAGAGCAAATAGACCAAGTCTTGCATGGTGGTGATTATGTTGAAACAAATGATTATCCAACATTACGCCTTTCACAATTAGTGCCCGTAATTGGCTTCGATATTTACAAAGAAAATAAGCCGAATATTGGGGCAACTGAAAGCGGTGGTTTTAAACTCGATCTTTTTATATATGGATTGACTCATAACATAACAATTACCAATGCAAATTCGCAATTATGGCTCCAAGCAATATGGTTAGCCCCCTTAAGAAATTCAATCACACTTAATCCGTCATAAATAATATGGAATTTTACACAGGCCTTACAGGCAAAGACACAGTAGTTCAAACATTCGATTTTAGCACCCTTGATACCGCCGCCTATGCAAGTGGTGACATCCTTACAAGTTCTGCAATTGCAGTAAGTGGAGCCCGTTATTTGGGCATGGGTGGCGTTGTTGAACGCATCATTCTGAAAGAAACAACAGGCGGAACTTTGCAACTGCCAGATTTGCGCCTTTGGATATTTGGCGACTCAATAACACCAGCCGCTCGAAATGCACCACAGGCGTTCATTAGTTCACAGCTTTCATTCTTGGTTGGATACGTCGACATTGCGGCGGGTTCTTGGATAAATGGAGCTACAGGAGTTGCGGTTAATACGGTTACGCCAGCTTTGCACTTTGTTTGCCAGCCAACGTCCAAAACGTTGTATATCGTACCAGAATGCAAGTCTGCAGAAACCTACGCATCTGGAGCTACGATCACAGGGCAAATCGTGGTAACACGTAATTAAATAAAAAAAACCACAAGGGGAAGAACCTTGTGGCCTAATTAGAAGACTTTACTTATTAACCTTTTGGAAAAAATTAATTAGTGAATGCAATATAATAAAAAAGTCCAAATTAATCCCATTTAATTTGAACTTTCTGTAATACCTTAATATCATGCGAAGAATATTAAGTGATTTATATTGCAAATATATTACTTTTGCACTTGTTCTGCAAGCGCTAAATCTTCGGCTTCTTCTTTTGATAAGCCACAGCAGTATTGCAATATCGCAGCCCTTTCTTCAAATAAATCTTGATTAAACATGAAAGTTACCTACACAAAAGTAGATGGTAAAATATTCTCTATATATACCGAAAAGTTAAGCACGATTGAAGCACTTATTCAGGATGCTAATATAAGTCATATTGAATGCTTTTTTGTTACACAAAGAGAAAAACAAATATTGTGCAAATTTTTTGAAAAAAAATATCTTGTGCAAAACCTTGAATTCATGCGGTCAGTAAGGGTATATAAAAAATAAATAAAAAAAAGTTTTGCAAGTGGTTAAAAAAGCCTTATATTTGTATCAACAAACAAGCACAATAACAAAAACGGAGACGGACATGAAAAGCTCAACAATATTAACAACAACACTAGGTAGAACAAAGAAAATTGTTCTTGCAAGAAATACAGAATGGGGGGTCAGTCCTTATTCATATATGAACCACAAACAAGCAGCAAAAAAAGTAGAAGAATTGAAAGCAATGGGCATCGATGCTTGGTTTAGCGAGTACGATCACGTAAAGTATATTTATGTAAATCAATAAATAAAAAAAGTTTTGCAAGTGGTTAAAAAATATTATAATTTTGAAACAACAAATAAACGGAGAAAGAACATGGAAACGTACGAAGAACTAATCAAGCAACGCGACTATTACAAAAGCGTTGCAGATAAGCACAACAACTTAATTGACAATGCAAAATTCTGGATCGGGCTGGTAATTGTGATCTTGATCAGCAGCGTCGAATATGACATTGTTTACGAATTTATAAGGAGCTTATTATGAACGAATGGCTAACGCCAAAAGAAGTCGCAACCTTACTGAAAGTTTCACGCGTCTATGTCGATTACCTTATTAAAGGTCGATTGCGAAAACTGAAGAACAGAACGTACACTACGCCCCCCGTATTTACAAACTTGCAAAAAACAGACTGTGAACAAAAGTCACATTATTTAATACATTATCGAGAACTGGAGAAGTTGAAATGATAAAAGTATACAGCCAAGCCGACAGCCTAGCGCATCAAGGTTTAAACATTCTTATTTATGGTGATCCTGGTATTGGAAAAACCACACTCGCAAACACCGCACCAAATCCACTTGTTTTGGATTTCGACAGAGGTTCTCACAGAGCTTCGCACCGCCGTGGAAACGTCGTGCAGTTTGATTCATATCAAGATATCATAAGCTCACAAAAAGAGCTCACAGACCTTATAACAAAACATGAATCAGTCGTAATCGATACCGCTGGCACCATGATTGAACTTATGCAGATGTACTTGCAAACATCACAGCCAGCACTTGCAAGAAACGGTATTAAGCTCTGGGGCGAAACAAAGAAGCTATTTGCGGAATTTTTTGCACCTTTGAAGTTAAGTGGTAAAAATGTCATATTTCTTGCTCATGCAAAAGAAAAAGAAGAAGGTGACTTTAGGATCAAACGTCCACTTGTTCAAGGCGGATCTTATGACTTGCTTATGCAATCATGTGACTTGGTCGGGTATTACACGACCGTAAACAACAAGCGCATCTTGACTTTTGATTTAAGCGATACCGTAACCGCAAAAAATTGCGCTGGTATCGAACCCGTGCTTATTCAAGAAGTTGATTCAATGGGCGGTACGCTCGAAAACATCATAAAGCACACGCACGAATCTCTTGTGAAACGTTCTAAAGAACAAGAAGAGGCAATTAGCCTTGTAAGCGACTGGATGCAGAAAGCAATGACTTCAAAGGATGCAAACAAGTTTATGCAAGAAATGGCAAAAGCCAATTTGCAAGCAAGCATAAAAAAAGCGGTTTGGGCTGGTGTGCAACAAACATTTAATAGCCGTGGTCTTGCATACAATGTTGAAAGCAAGTTATGGGAGGGCGCGCAATGATAAATATAAATAAAGTAATCGAAGAAAACATAATAGAATATTACAGCGACTTTCAATCGCTAAGCGATTTGCAAGACGATTACACAGGCTTTATAAGTTTGCCAGATCGCAATTCAGATCTTTGCAAAGATATTTATACAATCATTAAACGTGACTTAATGGCACAATGTAAAACAGATATTATGCATTATATCCTTGAGGATGTTTGCAACTTGATCGACTGGGATTATATCACAGGCGAACTCCAGAACTACTACTTTGCGGAGCCCTCACATGATTAAAGTAAGTGCAACAAATCTGGAATCATACAGAAGGTATATAAACGAGCGCATCACTCTTGATGCGCTTGTGGATTCAATCTTAAAACGCTTCGAACCAAATGACAAAATGATCAAAGGAACCAAGTTTCACGAGATGCTACAAAGCAAAGATCCAGCACCGTATAAAGAGTACTTTTCACAGGATTGCATAACAGCATCTCGCAACTTTATGGATTACCGCAGTCCCCTTTTTGAAATCAAAGTGCGTAAAACTTATGAAACAAAACGGGGGCTTGTTTCACTCACTGGAATGGCGGATCAAATTATTGGCAATAAGGTCGTTGAAATCAAAACAACGTATTCACCTATCCAATATGAAACCTATGCAGATTCTTTGCAATGGCGTGTCTATTGCGATGTATTCCAAGCTCCAGAAGTGCAATACAATGTTTTTGAATTTAAAGACACGCTAGCAAATGATTTTAAAAATTGCGCATTCTTTAATTTCTTTGCGCCCGCAAATAATCATGAAACCGTAAATCAATGGGTTTCTGATTACACAGACTTTTTATACTTGGTCGGCCTTGAAAACGCTCTGGAGGTGCAACTATGAACATGACACGCCAAATGTTTAGAAGTCAATATGCATCTTGGTTATTATTCTGGAGGTGCTTATGCAAAAAGTTATTCAATACCTAGGAATGCCAGATTCATTCAAAAAGGATATACCAATGAGCGTGCAACTTAAAGCCGAACGGCTTAAGTTGTTCCCGCAAAATAAAAAGCAAAAAGCGGAAATTGCACGGCGTAATTATTCACATGAACAAGTCACAAAAATACTTTCTTTGAATAAAGTTGAATCAATTGAAACTACCGTATTTTATTTTATTCATGAAGCTTGCGCCTTGCTTGGTATAAATTTCAACGACTTGAACACAAAAAAAGCAAATAAATACACTGGTGTCAATTATGACCTTTTTGCATTGGTTTACTTCTTAAGAAGCCGTGAAATTTGCCAGCTGAATTTTATGCAAAAATATATTTTTGAAAGATCTGTATATAATTACAAACGGCATATTCCTGACTACATAAACAAAAAAAGATACATCGATTTATTTAATTATTTGGATACACTGCTATGAAGTGGCAATTGCTAACAGACCACACAGCACATGGCGAATGGGTTCTTTTAAAGTGGGAAGTTATGGGCGAAATACGATACAAAATCGGACGCCTTGATCACGATGGTTTCGGCTTCATGTGTTTGCACCCTTTCGAATATTTAAACGTACGAGAATTAATGAATTTAACAGCATTTTATTTTAGGATTAAGGAGATAAGAGAATGAATTGGAAAAAATTAGAATACGGCAAATGGCCAAAAGGCAAAATTGTACTACGGATAGTATCTGACACTGGATATGTAAATTTTGAAATTGTTGAAATTAAAAAAAACAATGTAAGTAATCAAACTTATTTTATTAAGAACAAGGACGGAATAAATAAAATAATTAGCATTGATTCTATATTCGATACCGAACCGCATTACATTGAACTTGATAATCTGGAGATGCCGTCATGACACTTAGCGAACAACTGAAAGAAGAGAGGATAAAACTTTTTGGCATAACGTACAAGCCAAAACAAGAAAAGCTTATTGGCGAAACGCCCGAGATAATGAAAAAATACATATACAAAAAAAACAGCTTTGACAAAGATCCAGATCTTGCAATAAACAAAATTACAACTTGGCTAGCTCAAGAAAAGCAAGTAGACATCGACGACATTTATTCAAATAAAAGATACCGTAGTTTAGCAGATGCAAGGCATATTTTGTTTTTCTTACTTTATTTTACTTTGCCAATTACTCAAACTCACATAGGCGAAAAGTTTAATAAGCATCCATCTTCAGTTGTGCACTCAATTATCAAAGTCAAATCTTTATTTATCGATTCGCTTGATTTTAAAGCGTTTATTAAGCAATTTGAAAGTTTTTATTTTGATAGGGTGGCATAATGAATATATCAATATTCAAAACGGCAATGGATACAACGCCAGAAGCAAACATATCTTTTTATACTTTCTTAGGTTATGTAAAAGACGGCAGGTGGCAAGATCAAGTTTTTGAAGTTCGCAACGGCCAACGTGAAAAGAAAACAATGCCAGCCGTGACACCATCTGGAACGTTCAAGAAGCGCAACGCAGATTCAATCGACCAGCATTCGAATATTATAAGTATTGATATTGATATTAAAGACAATGCAGATGCCAATATTGAAGCACTTAAGCAAGATCCTTATACATGGGCGGTTCATCATTCAATCGGCGGTTATGGTTGGGTGGCATATTTCAAGATCGAACCTGAAAAGCACTTACAAGCGTATTACGGCCTTGAAAAGTACCTAGCAGACTTTTACAAGGTGGTTGCGGATAAATCTTGTAAAGATGTTTCAAGATTACGATATGTATCTTTTGATCCGCATTTATACCAAAGAGATCAGGAACCAAAAGCATTCAAAATATATGTTAAAGATGTTGTAAAAGAAGTCGAACGCACGTCAATTATTGCACTTGATGACGATTATCAATACATCATTCAACAAATTCAACAAAAGAATATCGATTTAACCGCTGGTGGGTACCACGATTGGCTCCAGATCGCTTTTGCACTTGCAAACGGATTAGGAGAGCAAGGACGCCAGCTATTCCACGCTGTGAGTTCGCAAAGCCCCAAATATGATGAGTTTCAAACCGATGCGAAGTACAATGAGTGCTTGAAAAGCAAAAACGGTGCGGTAAGCCTGAACACGTTCTTTTATCTGTGTTCAAAAGCTGGAATCATTACGCAAACTGAAAAGACAAAAACAATTATTGCAGTTGCTCAATATGCTAAAGGTCGTGACTCGCAATCTGTTGAACAGCAAAAGGCTTCGCACACTAAGGCGTGCGCGGCGCAAGGTTATACAGGTTCTGAAGTGGAATTGATATTCGACAAAACAAACGAAGAGGGGTATAAATCAAAAAAAGCGCAAAAAAGTTCTGGCGAAATCGAATCAATCAAAGCCATGTTGAACGTACATAACCTTAAATATAACCTGGTGACGCAAAGCATGGAAATTGACGGGCGCAACTTTACAGATCGTGAATTTAATACCATCTTTATTCAGTTGCGTGAACAACTTGGTAATACCGTGCAATCTCAAATTGTAAACAGCATAATCGACAGCGATAACACGCCAAGCTTCAATCCTTTTACCGAATATCTTGAGCAATGCAAGGGCGCTTACACGAGCGGACATATTGCAAAGCTTTGTAGATCTATTATTTACAAAGAAAGCAAACACATGTCACCAGCAACGCTTGAACATTACGTAAAAAAATGGCTTCTTGGCATAATTGCTTCAATGCACGGAATACATTCGGTTACAATCTTGGTTCTTTGCGGTGGTCAAGGCATTGGTAAAACGAACTTCTTTCGAAAGTTACTTCCAGAACCTTTGCAAAAGTATTATGCGGAATCAAAACTAGATCTTGGCAAAGATGATCTTATTCTTATGTGTAATAAGCTTATAATATGCGATGATGAATTTGGCGGTAAGTCCAAAAAAGAAGAAAGTTTGCTTAAGGAATTAAGCTCAAAACAAGTTTTTTCGGTTAGGCCACCATATCAAAAACGTAACATCGATATGCAAAGATATGCCGTGCTTTGTGGCACGTCAAATGATTCGCAACTGCTTAATGACTTGACCGGGAACCGCAGAATCATTCCGATTGATATCACTGCAATTAATTGGGATCTTTATAACGAAGTTGACAAAGATATGTTATTTGCAGAGCTTTATAATGAGTATGTATTGTGTGGCAAAGAATGGCAATTGAACAAAGAAGAAATAAGCATTCTTAATGATTTTACATACGCAAATAAGTCTGTTTGTGTTGAAGAGGAACTCCTTTTGCAATACTTCAAAGAACCAAATGCAAAGTATTCAGAATGGCTAACCAATACCCAAATTTTAAACATCATCAGCCAAGATACAACATTAAGATTGACGCCAAAAAAGCTTGGTCAAGTGTTGAGTAATTACGGTTATGTGAAAGAACACAAAGTAATCAATGGTAAAACTTCTGGATGCTGGTTTGTGGCAAAAAGAAGCGAACCGCTTGAAAAATTTGCTTAAGCATTGACAATAAAGACACTTACAAGTATTACAGATAAACAGATAAACAGATGAAAAACACGTTCCCATATATATATATAAATATGTATGTGTGTATATATATAATAATAATAATATTATACTTATTTACTTACTTTTATCTGTTTATCTGTAATAACTTTATTAACTTCTTGAATTTTAAATAACTTAAATATTACAGATCGTGCAAAACATCTGTAATAATCTGTAATATCTGTAATAATATGAATCTAAGAAATTACCAAATTGAAGCAATCCAGAAACTTCGCAATGCAATTGCAAGCGGTCACAAGAAGGTTATTCTTTGCGCTCCGACTGGAGCGGGCAAAACGGTTATCTTTTCAGAGATGTGCAGAAGTGCAATTGAAAAGGGCAAGACAGTGATGATCATTACTGACCGTGTCGAGTTGCTTACACAATCTGGAGGGGCGTTAAACCGCCTTAAAATACTTCCTGAATACATCCAAGCCTTTACAACGCACTTGAATAGATATTCGATTTACGTTGCAATGGTTGAAACAATCTACAGACGCTTAAGCCAGCCTGAATATTTGCAACTTTTCAAGCGTCTGGATCTGATTATTTTTGATGAGGCTCACAAGCAAACGTTCACAAAGCTTATGCCGTTCGTGAATTCGAATGCAGTTGTAATTGGCGCAACGGCTACACCATACCGCCAAGGCAATCAAGAAAGCTTGGACAAGCATTATACCGACATTGTAAACGTTGTGGACGTGCAAGACTTGATAGAGCAAGGCTATTTAGCCAAGCCTTCTTACTTTGGTGTTCAAGTTGATTTGCAAGGCATAAAGACTGTTGCTGGTGACTACGATCCTGCTAGCCTTTCGGCTATGTACAGCGCCTCACAAATTTACAAGGGCGTTTTGCAAAATTACAAGCGGTTAGCAAACGGTAAAAAAACTTTGGTGTTTTGTTCGAACATTGCAAGCTCCAAAGAGCTTTGCGCAGAATTCACAGCACACGGCGTGCCCATAATGCACGTGGACGCCTCTACAAGCCCCGTAGAACGACGAAACGCACTCGACTGGTATAAACTGACACCCGACGCCGTTTTGTCAAACGTGGGGCTTTTTACAACGGGTTTTGATGAACCTACAACAGAATGCATAATTCTTTACCGGGCTACGAAAAGCGTGCCCTTGTATTTGCAGATGTGCGGGCGTGGTTCCAGAACGTCGGCTGGCAAAGACGGATTCATGATTCTTGACTTTGGTAACAACGTTTTGACGCATGGTTTCTGGGATGATCCAAGGGAATGGACTTTAAAAAAGCAAGAAAAGAAAGCTGGTGGCGTGGCACCCGTCAAGTTATGCAAAGATTGCGGAGCTTTGATTCCGAGCGTTGCACGGGCGTGCGTGTTTTGCGGTTGTGTGATACCGAAGACAGAGCGGGAAGTGATTGCGGAATTACAGGAACTTACAAGAAGCGAAGCGTTGCAAATGGCACGGGGTGGAGATGTGGAAAGCTGGGTATTACTAGCAAAAGCAAAAAAAATTAATTCGATTTGGGTAGTTAAGAGTTTATGTCGTAACTTGCAAGAGGCGAAACAATTTACAGATTTAATGGGCTATGCAAGCGGGTGGCTCTGGATGCACTGGAGAAAGAAGTGATCGTTATAAGAGAAGATTTTAAGAAGCTTATTCCTGCTTTGACTGGAGAAGAGTACAAGCAACTGGAAGCGAATATTTTAAGCGAAGGGATTCGAGATCCTTTGGTGGTTTGGAATGGTTATTTGGTGGACGGTCACAACCGCTACGCCATTGCAAACAAATACAGTTTGGAATATAAGACGGTAAGCAAAGAATTCAAGGACGGAAATGAAGCCAAACTCTGGATGATCTTGAATCAGTTTGGTAGGCGTAATTTGAACGGATACCAAAGAAGCGTTTTAGCTTTGCAACTTGAAAACGTGTTTCAAGAAAAGGCGAAGGAAAACCAAGGTAAAAGAACAGACATTAAGCAGATATCTGCGGAAAGTAATCCTATTGAAACACGAAAAGAACTTGCAAAAGTTGCCAATGTTTCACACGATACAATTGCAAAAGTAAAAGTGATCCAATCCGTTGCAACTCCAGAAGTTAAAGCGCAACTAAGTACGGGCGTAATAAGTATCAACCAAGCATATCAAGAAATAAAGAAAGAAGAGAAAGAACAACTCAAAACACAAAAAGCGATTGAGATCATTGAAAAGGTATACGAAAGTAACTGCAATATTTATCATGGCGATTGCCTTGAATACATCAAAACAATTGCGGATAAAAGTATTGATTGCTTGATTACGGATCCACCGTACGGGGTTGACATCCAATTTGGTGCGTATGATAATCAGTTAAGCAGAAAGATTGCAAATGATGAAAACAGTCAGGATGCTTTGTGTTTACTTGACAAGATGTTGATTGAAGTCAAATGCAAACTTAAAGACAATGCGCATCTTTATATTTTTTGCAATTGGAAAATATATCCAGACTTCAGTAAAATAATAAGCAATCACTTTCAAATAAAAAACGTGATTATCTGGGATAAGTTATTCATGGGCATGGGTGATCTTAAGGGCAATTATTCAAGTAGCTATGAAATGATTATTTTTGCTGGTGGCAACAGGGAATTTTTGAACAGGCCTAAAAATATTATACAATGCAGATTCAATGATGAAAGATTCCACAACACACAAAAGCCAATTGATTTGATTAAGCAATTAATTGAAAACAGTACGGATGTAAACGAATTAGTTTTTGATCCTTTTTTGGGGTCGGGTTCGACCGTGGTTGCTTCAAAGCAATTAAAAAGGAATTACATTGGTTGCGAGATTGATGAGCAAAATTATAAGATCACATTAAAAAGAATTCAGGATCTTGGCAATGACTTATAATGAATATCGAAGTTACTCAGACAAAAGCCTACCAGAAGCAAAGAAGCATATTGCAAATTTTATAAAAGAAAAATTAAACAACCGTGACTTAACTGAATACGTTGTTGAAACAAGCTTTTATCAGGATACAACAGAATCCATTGATTTGCATTTTAAGTTGCCAAATATAAAAGTTTCTCACAGAGCAAGAAAAAAAGATGGCAATATTCGTGATATCACAATTAAAACAAAAAGTATATACGATAAGCCTTGTGAGATTGACAAATTAATTGAATTGTCAAAATCAAATAAAGATCCATGGTTTTATTTTTATTGTTATTTTGACGATGAAACAAACAAGATTACAAGATACATAATTTATGATTTGGGAAAATTAATACAAACCAAAGAATTTCAAGACAAATCAATATTTGAATATTCAGCCGACAAAATAAATACAAAAGATGGCGGTAGTCATTTCAATTGCATAACCGTGCAAAAGCTTATTGATATGGATTTAATATGCGTAGACTGTTCAAAATACTATGAATGAATCCCAACTGCAAAAGAAAGAGTACCGTCTTGAATGTGGCAACAGCAAAGACTTGCTAAAAAAAATAGAATCAAATTCGATAGACAGCATAGTCACCGACCCGCCCTATGAACTTGGGTTCATGGGTAAAAAATGGGATAACACAGGCATTGCTTATGATGTAGAATTATGGGCGGAATGTTTACGAGTGCTAAAGCACGGGGGGCATCTATTAGCGTTTTCAGGTTCTAGAACATACCATAGAATGGCCGTTGCAATTGAAGATGCTGGCTTTGATATTCGAGACCAGATACAATGGGTTTACGGCTCTGGGTTTCCTAAGAGTCATAATATAAGCAAGGCAATAGATAAGATGGAAGGGGTGGAATCAGCAAAAGAATGGGACGGCTGGGGGACTGCATTAAAGCCTGCTCATGAGCCTATTTGCGTTGCAAGAAAACCATTGATAGGAACGGTAGTAGAAAATGTTTTGCAGTATGGAACAGGCGGGATTAATGTGGACGGGTGCAGGGTTGGAAGTGAAGAAATAAAAACCAACGGAGGTGATAAATTTCCTGCGATTTATGGGAAATACAAAACGGCAAAAGAAAGCACGCATAAAGGCCGTTGGCCTGCTAACTTTATTCATGATGGTAGTGAAGAGGTTTTACAGGGGTTTCCAAGTGATGAAAAGCAAAGCGCATCCCGTTTCTTCTATTGTGCAAAAGCAAGTAAGAAGGATAGGGACGAGGGTTGCGAGGGATTTGAGGAAAGGGAAGCGAGGTTAACCAATTGGAGCGGTGACGGAATGCCAATAAGACAAGACGGAACAGAAAGGAAACAACCTATTGCCCGCAACCACCACCCAACAGTTAAGCCGACAAACCTTATGCAATATCTTTGCAGATTAGTAACACCACCAAACGGAACTATTTTAGACCCGTTTCTTGGTTCGGGTTCCACAGGCAAGGCGGCAATTTATGAAAGATATAATTTTATAGGGTTTGACTTAAATAGTGAGTATATTGACATTGCAAAAGCAAGAATAGAATTTGCAATAAAGAATAAAAACAATACATTATTTGATCATGAATGAATCACAACTGCAAGCCCTTTGCTTTCAATCGCACTGGAATGCATATCCAGAAGAGCGTGGACTTTTGTACATGAACTTCAACAATCCCCAGAACGCACGGCACGGGATGCACTTGCGTTCGATTGGCTTGGTTGCTGGTGTTGCTGACATGACGTACTTGCATCCTGGTGGCGTGGTGTTCTTGGAGTTCAAGGCTTTAAAGGGGCGCCAAAGCGCATTGCAAATTGAGTGGCAAGCGAGGGTAATGAGCGTGGGTTGCAAGTATGCAATAATTAAAACGATTGAAGACTTTTGGAAAGCAATAGGCAAACTTGGACAATAGCTTGGTCATGGTGTCCAAGTTACTGTCACAAATTTAGCACATATTTGCTACAAAAAAATACGGATTAACAAATGAGCAAACTTGCTGTGATCTTAACCACCAACAAAGCCCGTGAAGGCGTTGGTCAGTATTCCGCTTTGTATTACGATTTGTTTGTGATTGATTACGAATCAGACGGGACGTACAAATACCAAGCAATCAAGAAGCTTATTGAAGATCGTGATATGCTAAATACTTATGACTACTTCTGGTTTCCAGATTATGATATAAAAATAAATGATGCTGACTTAAGAAAATTAGTTAAGTTGACAAGGGCAAGCGGATTCGATTTAAGTCAACCAAGTTTGTCAAGTGATTCTTTTGCAAGTTGGGAACTTACAAAGCACGTGCCAAATAGCTTAACACGTGAAACGAATTTTGTCGAGATCATGTGCCCTTTGTTTACAAGTGTTTTTTTAAAAGAGATGCTGTGGACTTTTGATTTAAACTTTTCGGGCTGGGGCTTGGATCATCTTTGGTTCGCCATGAGTGGTAATTACAAGCTTGGAATCATTGACGCCGTGCAAGTTTCACACGTGAAGCCCGTGAGTTCACATACGTGGATATTGCCAAACGGAAAGACAGCGCAAGAAGAAATGCAAGATTTATTAATAGAATTTGGAATTGGACATGAGTAAGATTGAATTGAAAGGGACTATTGAACAAGTTGGCGACGTGCAACAGATTAGCGAAAAGTTTTCAAAGCGTGATCTTGTATTGCGGATTGAATCTGGTAAGTATTCAGAGTTCATCCGATGCGAAGCAACCAACCAAGCTTGCGATTTGTTGAACGGTTACAAGCAAGATGACGAGGTTTCAATAAGTGTGTATTTGACTGGCAGAAAGTACAACAAGCCGACTGGCGAAGTTGCTTACTTTACAAGTGTGAAGCTAAGTGCAATAAACAAAGTGGAGCCGATTAGCAATGCCGAAACTATACCGTTTTGATTCGATGCCGTTCTTTGATTGGCAAAAATATAA